GATTATTTGTGGCGTCGACAGCGATAGCCATGACAATCTCATTAGGCGAACTGTTTATTACAAGGTTCGAACCGGATAGGGCCGCCAGCGACGTCGTGTAATTAGGGTCAAAGTTATTGGTGACGGTTATCGTCCGCGTGTGCGGGCCGCCTCTTTCCACAACGACGTAAACAGCATCGGCTTTCGTTGTACTCATGGCGGAAGATCCGTCGGAAGCTCCGGCGTCGCAATGACAGGTTCGACGACAGAGGCCACGCTAAAGAAATGCCCGTTGGTATCATGCCGTGCCCAACCAGCAACCTGCTGCTGCTTGAGGAAGGTCAGGGAAAGCAGAACTCCGTCATTGCGCACGGTCCAGAGAGTCTTGAACGGACTCTCGGCCCATGCGTGTTCGCGGAGAGCAAAGTCATCAAAGAGATGCGAGGACAAGATGGTCAGGTCGATCGGCTCCGATAGTGCATAAAGCTGATAGGGCAGATCGTAATAATAGGAGTTTTTTGAGGATACATAGATGATGTCATAATTGATCTTGATCGGCGGGATGGTTGGGGAACATCCGCTAAATGCGAGTGGCTGCGCCACCTGACTCTTTGGCGAGATCGGTTGCACGTTCTGGGCGAAACTTCCGGCACCGACCAACAGCCATGCCGACAAGCCGGTAAGCGTTGCCAATCCGGCCGGCATCAACACGAAAAACTGGATGCCGTTGACCTGCAACGACCATGGCGTGCCGGTAATTGCGTCTGAATCGATCGTCGGGATACGGCTATCGAAATTGTTGAATTGTCCCGGAACGCTCATCCAATAAGTATCGGGGTTGTTGAGCGAACTGGCGAACACGCGGCGTTCCTGGAAATAATTCACCACGCTTGGATAGGTCCCGCTTTGTGGGCCGATGATGATGTGACCCGTCGCGCCACTTCCAGCTCCGACGATCGTAATCGTATCCCCCTGCTGATAATCCATGCCTCCATCGACAAGGACAAGCGCGGCGACACCTGCTGGTTGAGGAGGGCCAGCAAAGGTGCCAGAGGTAAGGAACACATCGGCTTCGATGACGCCGCCAATTCCTGTCGCCGAATTGATGACAACCGCCGGGGCGAGATCATAACCGGAGCCTGGATTGTCCAGAACAACCGAGGTGATCTGGCCGCGGGCGAAAGGATTGTGGTGGACCGGAGGAACCTTCTGGAAATCTGGGGTAATATTGGAATCGACGAAAGTAGTGGCAAAGGTAGTGCCTACAAATCCGAAAAGGGATGACGACGGGGGAATGGGTCCCATCGGCACAGTGCCAGGACCGGGCAATGCCGTTGAACCGGGTTCGGCCTTGTAGACGTTGTAGTAGGCCGCCCCTGGCACCTGATCCCATGTAATCGTTATCGAACCGGCCGTGGCCGATACATCAACGCAGTCAATGCCGGTGCCCTGTCCTTCAAAAACCACCGATGCGACGCTTTCCTCGCCCTTACTATTAACGGCGGTGATGCGGTAGAGATAGTTCGCACCTGGGACCGAGGGCAGGTCGGTAATGTATTGTGGGTAGTTGAATCCGAACGGCGGATCCGAGTGAAGAATAACATCAACAGGCGCCGTTATGGTTGGCGCTGGCACAACCGGGGTGAAGACCCAGTTGGTATCGGAAAATCGTGCGAGATCCTGCGGTGGATACTCGGTGCCAGTGACCTGATTGACGCAGCAGATCGTCATTACGTCGGCCGATTGCACGAACTTCAGGTATTCAAGGTCGGCGTCGGCATAGATCGTCGGCAACGTGAAGATCCTCGCCGCCGTCCCGCCGCCGGTATAGGCCGGGAAAACGCTGGTATCGACGTTGTTGCCAAAGTTATCCATCAGGGCAAAGGTCGTCGGCGAGAGGACCTGGATGGTGAAGGTCTGCCCGTCCAGTTCAGTCATGCCGCCAACGCCAGTGATGTAGACCCAATCGCCGGTGTTGAAGCCGTTGCCGGTGAAGGAAGACCAACTAATACTAAACTCCGCTCCGAGGCCACCGCCACTCGAGAAGGCTTGTTGCACGGGGTTCGTGGGGAATACGGTATAAACGCCGCCGAAACTGAAACTGACGATATAGGGGCCAAAGATCGCAGACTGAAAGGTCGCGCCGACTCCCATGCCCGTCGTCGTGTTCTGCGTAAGGACGCCGCCGGCAGGGTTGGCATTATAATCTCCGCCGATCAATGTGTAATGGTCATCGACGCCCATTACGATACTGAGCTCGGCGCCGACGAGACCGCCCCCAGTCACAGGCTCATTGGTGAGCACGGTCGGATTTACGGTGTAACCACCGGGGTTAAGAATCGAATTTACCGAGACAATGACGCCGGTATTGTCGATCGTTACTCCTGCCTGAAATTTGGTTCCTGTTCCGGTCGTGCCTGTGACCGTCGCATTGCCTGGCGTTCCGCCAGTGCCTGCATTGGCGAGCGTTACCGACACGACCTGCGTTGCCACTATAGTCAACACGGCTGCCGTGGTGAAACTGCCACCGGCAAGCGTAATCATATCTCCAGGCGTGTATCCCGTGCCGCGTGCTAGGGGCAGACAGGACAGCAGCGTCGTATCGTTTACGGTGAGTACGGCCGGTGCCGTGTATGTGCCGCCGGCGAGCGTTATCGTGTCCCCCGGAGCATAGGAGGTATAGACGCCGGTATTGATGGGCGATGCCGAGCCGCCGGATCCGGCTCCGGCCGTGACGACGCCTGGGTCCGCTTGCGTGACATTGGTAATAGGAATCGGTGTCTCGGTGACAAAGGCGCCGTTCAGGATCACGCGCATATAGAAATTGCCGAACTCGAGGATCAATCCCTGATTGATGGAAAACTGAAAAGGGATGAGCCGCGGCGGAAAGGGCCTGCCTAGTTGCGCCGACCAGCCGACAAACATGGTGCCGGGGCGGGAATAGGCGCCGCCCTTATAGGAAACGAACATATTGCGCAGAGTCGTCGCGCCGAGATGCTCGCGGGCCAGATCGGCGCGTCCGAAAAGATTCGGGGCTATCTCGCCGGTGCTAAATGCTGGCTGAAGAATGGGAACGGCCATCTAGCACCCTAATAGGCCGAACCATCGGCGAAGCCGCAGGAATCCCATCCGCCCCAGCCGCCAAATGGTACTGCTGGACCACCGCCATCCCAATTGTAATTGCCCCATCCGCCCCAGCCACCAGTGCGCCGCGTCTCCATCCAGTCGACACGCAAGTCGGAGGAGTAGAAGCCTTCATTGCCGTCGCGGATGCGCGCCTGCTCGATCTTGGACTTGGCAACCATAATGTTCTGCGTCCGCATTGCAAGGCCGAGCTTCTTGTCGGTCGACAGTGGTAAGGCGATCTCGCTGGCAAGATAGGAGACCAGCGCTGCACGAAATAACGGATCCCAAAGGGAGGGGTAAAGTATCAACGACGTATAGACGAGATAGGCAAACTTGACGTTGGTCAGGATGACGGTGCGCGTCCCAGGGCTGACACCCATGGATTCCCACCAAGTCGATCCGGCCGGAGGTGGATAATTGTTGTCGGTGGCAATGACAAAGCGAGCTGGACGAATCCGCCCTGCGCCAATCTGCGGATTGCCAAGGCCGGTGACGATCGGCGAGCCCGGATCTGGCGGAGTGATGTTGCCTGGCGGGATGCCAGGATTCTGTGTTGCCTGATTCCAGGGAATAAATCGCGCCTTCATGCAATCGATCGGGTATTCATACTCGTAAACCCAAGGAACTGGCACCATGGTCCCAACCAATGGTGTGTTGCCCGTGGCATCGGCCAGAAGCGTCAATGGTGCCGTCTTTCGCGCGAAGTCCCAGTTTGCCCCGCGCAATAGTTGCATCAGGCAATTCTGATAGGCGCGCAAAATAACCTGCGCTGGCCTTGAACCGTCCTCGATGTCGCCCAGGAGGTAATCGACGCCGGAAGCATCGATGGCCTGCTGGGCTATGTCAGTAGGCAAAAACATTTACATTTGCTCTTTCTGCGAGATCACGGTCTGTACCTGTTCTTCCTGCGCCTCGAGTTTCACCGCGTCGATTGTTGAAATTGATGGCGCCAATCTGCGCGCGAGCGCTGCTGAAAGCGCCTCGATGAAATCCGGCGGCATGTCGGTCGGGTTCGTAATCTGCCCGGTATAAGTTATTACCGCCTCTGGTACGTTGGACAGGATCACGCGCTGGTTGCTGTCATTGGCAACCGTGAAAATGTGTGACTGTGGACTGAAATTCGGCACCAATACATCGGCCGGCTTGACCGCACGGACCAAGATGCAGTCACTCGGATAAACATATTCGAAGAGCCAGGGAAGCGGCGGATAGAGGGCGCTCCAGACGTTGCCGCCAAAGTAACCGCCAGGAGGCGCTGCCTTGATTAAGACGCCACGAAGATCACGCTGGGCGAAAGGCCACTGTGCGACACGCAGCATTTCATCTCGCGTTTGGCCATAAATATCCAGAGTCTTTTGCGCTGGCAGGGAACCCTCATACAGTGAGTTAACCCTGAGTTTGTAGCCAATCTTGGCCAGCGCTACGTTGACTATATCGGCCGGACTGGTGATCGTCGTAGCCATTAG